TTTAAACTGTGACCCATTAGAGATTGGAAAACTACAAGCTGGGACATCTGACTTTATTTCATCTACTATTTTAGAAAGACGAAAAAAGGAGATTGAAATATTCGGTAACATTTTGTGATGTAGATTGCCATACTTCTGCCATAATTATCATGTATAATATATGATATGGAAACAAAAAAAGAAAAATGTAAAAACTGTGATGGTTCAGGTAAAATTGAATTTGATAGTTATAACATTTTTGATGTCACTTCAAAACCCAAAACATCAATTAAAAAATGTAAAAGATGTAATGGGACGGGGTTGAAAAAAACCGACTAAAACTTCAAGTCGCAGGCGAGCAATCGCCTGCGGTAATATTTGGTAACATTTTGTGATTTGATTTCCACGACCAATATGATATTATATGATTATGTTAAACAAAAAAAATAAAAGAGAAAAATACGAAGCTGAAGTCGTAAGACGAAAGCAAGGAATTGAGAACGCAAGGGATGAGAGAGAATTGCGTGAATCTCAAGACCAAAGGCAAAACAGTTTCGTAGAGAATTTTGAATCTGGTGAATTAGTTCACTAGCTTTCAAATATGACCTCGTTTACTCTGGCACGGTCGTTAAATTTTGAAAGAGTGGGACAGCTTCTGGTTGTGTTCAATATGCACTTTGTGCGCACTTGCACACCAGAACTGATCCCTGGTCCAATATGCTAGTCAGGAATAATCTCGAGTGATGTGTATTGGACCAGGGATCAGTATGGAAGAATAATAGTGGGAAAAAGCTTAATAAGCCCACCGGCGTGGCTAGATCGTAATCAACCGAGAGGCCGGTATCCAAAGCTACTGGTCCAGTCTAGAACAATTCTAAAAAATAAAAAAAGCCACAAGCCACAAGCCTCAAGCCTCAAGCCTCAAGCGCCTGCGACATTTTGTCACATTGACACAATATATAGTGGTGCGACAATTTGTCATTTGACTTTCGTCCTCATATCATATATAATATAGGAGTCTTTGCAATAGAAGACGCTGGGTTCACGTGATTTCCTGGTAGATAAAAATCACGTAGAAAAAGGAGAAAAACATGGGTGACAGAGTAAGCGTATCATTTAAACAAAACGTTAAAATGTACAACGCTAAAGAAAGAAAAGAAAAAGAGTACCGAGAAGAATCTCCGGCGCTCTTCCATCATTGGGGTGGAACTACTTTTCCCAAGTTTGCTTTTGATTGGTTTAAATCAATTAAAAAGAAATACGGTAAAGGTGGCGGAGACCCATTCACTAGGATGGAGCCACGTAACTTAATGGTCCAATTCATTTCGCATCTGCGTAATCATGAAGACTTACGTTACTATTCGTTTAATCGAAAGACTAAAGATTTTGATACAGACGATGAGCTTATCTGCTATAGTATATATCTTGGTAAAGATGGCAGCGACGGCGACAACAGTGACAATGGTCATTACACGATCGATGTGGACGCCGGTAAGATGTTCGATGATAAAGGACAATCAATTGGATAAACTTCCAAATCCTGGGGCCGCGACAGCGGCCCCAGTAAACGTGCGACAAATTGTCGCGCGTCAATATGTCATATTGACAAAGGCCTCAAGCGCCAAGCCACAAGCCACAAGCTGGCGCCATAATGTTGCCATAATTATCATATATAATATATTACATGCTAAAAAAAGAAGCACATAAAATCACTGGCGGCCTAAGCAAACCGTCTAAGATGCCGGGGCCGGCGTATAATCTGCCGGCCATAAGGTGTAAGACTGGGTCTAAGCTTAGAAAAATTAAAAATTCTGTATGCTCAGGCTGCTATGCATTAAAGGGGCGTTATGTTTTTCCCAACGTACAAAATGCCTTAGAGCGTAGATATCAGAGCCTGGACCACGTGCAATGGACCGATGCTATGACAGTATTGGTTAAGGACCATCCCTGGTTTAGGTGGCATGATTCCGGCGACGTCCGAGATCTAGATCATCTACACAAAATTTTTAAAGTTTGCGCGGATACACCGGATACTAAGCACTGGCTGCCGACGCGTGAACCATGGGTACAAAAAATAGAAAAAGAAAAAATTCCTAAAAATTTATGTATTAGAGTATCTGGGGCCATGATCGATGGACCTAGCTCCAAGGCATGGCCATGGACTAGTACTGTCTCAACGAAGAGCAGGACCTGTCCAGCTGCGGACCAAGGCAATGAATGCAAAGATTGTCGACAGTGTTGGGATAGAAATACGCAAAACGTTACATATGGTAAACACTAGTTCTCCTGGACGTGCGGCAAATTGCCGCGCGTCAATATGTTCTATTGACAAAAGCCTCAAGCTCCAAGCTCCAAGCCGCAAGCTCCAAGCGTGCGACATTATGTCACATTGACACAAGATGTAGGGGTGCGACAATTTGGCACTTGACTTTATAATGGATATCATATATAATGTATGACAGGTTAAGCAAACAGGTGCTGCGTCAAGGACCAAGAACCGACGAATCCAACGGCCTGGGTAGACGAAAGCCTATCGCTAAAGCTGAAAAACGTGGGACGGAGTCCTGCCGGCGAAGGACCATAAAGGGTGCAGCAAGCCCGAAACAGCCATCCCGAATCAGAGTCTACTCATGCTTGGCCTGCGACTCATAGGTGCTTTACCAGGTAATGCTGAAAGCACAGTCGCAAGCTCCAAGCTGCGACAAATCGTCGCGCGACATTATGTCATATTGACAGAAGCTCCAAGCAACAAGCTTCAAGCCCCAAGCTACAAGCCTCAAGCTTCAAGCCATCCCTAGCCAGTTCCCTGATCCGTGAACCACGGTACATGGATATTGGAAAAGTTTTTGATGCCCTAGGCCCGAGGGCCTGGGCTATGATAAATGTGTTGTGTGGATGTTTCACGTGGAAGGCAATTTGATGTGGGGAAAATTTAAGTTTATTACCTCGTGTAACTTTTAACTCTACTGTGAAAAAGTGGCCAGAATCATTATAGCCCAATAGATCAGGAGTACCAAGAGAGCTAAGATTTTCAAGTCTAATCCATGAAATCCCTTTAGAATTTTTACGAAGTTTTTGATATAATTTTGCCTCTGGACCCATGTCTTTATCGAGGTTACAACCTCGTGCATTATAATATATTTTTTACAAACTTGTCCGGCAATTTTTTGCCATCTTCAAGGGTTCGAAGTAAAACAAATATAGAAGGCTGACCAATAATATTGTTTTCTAACACTTCAATTTTTTGAATTTCATGCATGGTATCATTTTTTTGAATATAGACTGTAGCATTTTGAATAGCATTCCCCTTCTTACTGTCAACAAATTTGTCAAGATATTCCATTAGATGTTTTACGTACATTACAATCCAGCTTTTCTAAATTTATCCTCATGATTTTTTATATAATCACTTATTTGTTTAGATAATATTTTATTATCTTTTTCCACTTCTGACACACGAAGTTGAAGCTTACCATTATATCTTTGATGATTATCATTTATGTCTTGAGCACTAGACAATGTAGATTCCAACTCATTAACCTTAGCTTGCAACGCTTTCATCTCAGGAGAATTATTACCAATTCCTTTTATAATTGTATTTTCTCCCTCGGCTTCTTGGGCTCGCTTCTTCATTCTTGTAAGATCTTCAGATAATTTATCTACCAATTTTTTAGTTCCATCCAATAAAACTTTATCCTCCAACCATTTAGATTCTTTTTGTTTCCATTCCCAAATTTCTTTCTTATGCTGTTCAATTAAGAATGTTAAATCTTGTGGTCCTCTATGTTCTGTCATTTTCTTATAATATGCTTTCTCAATGCTCTAACTAATCTTTCAATATTATCTATAATATCAATTAGAGTTTGACTTTTAATAAAATGCTCTTCGCGTTTTATTTCATCGTACTCTTTAAGAGGTATAGTAACAGTACGTTTAGATACTGCCGATTCATCCTCATAAGTAGCTTGTTCTGCTATTTCTTTACTATCTTCTAAATTATCTTTCATTATTGACATTTTATAATAGTTACCTTAAAATGTCAACATGGGAGTTCCAAAAAGACTTACAGAAATGCAAAAAAGATTCGCCGAATTTATAATATTCGGGGGAGCTGATGGACCTGTATCCCAAGGAGAAGCTGCTAAACTAGCAGGCTACAGCCATAAGAGAGCAAGACAAGAAGGATCTGAACTAATGAACCCCAGACTATCTCCTTTAGTGGTAAAATATATAGGGCAATTAAGAGAAGAGAGACTTAAGAAACATGCAGTTACTTATGATGGTCATGTAGCTGAATTAGATAGAATTAAAAATCTAGCATTGAAGAAGGGTTCATTTTCCTCTGCAGTAAACGCTGAAACAAATCGTGGAAAGGCAGCAGGACTATACATAGAACGCAAAATAATAAAAACAGGGAAACTAGAGGACCTAACAGAAGAACAACTAGAAGCAAAGATGAAACAAATTTTAGACGACTACGAGCCTCTTTTAAATGCAAAGCAGATTGAGGGTGAAGTGGTTGAAGCACCTAAATCCTCACCATCTTCTTCACACAAGCCAAAGGAATCATCGTCCGATCCCCAAAATTCAAAGAACCATCCTCATCCCGATCATAAGACGCAAAA